TAAAGAACAAAGGGGAAAGGAAAATGGCGACATTAGTTTCACCGGGCGTATCGGTTAGTGTAATCGATGAGTCCTTTTATGGTTCTGCTGGAAGCGGTACTGTTCCTTTGGTTGTGTTAGCAACAGGTAAAGATAAAACACATCCAAGTGGTACAGGTACAGCATCCGGAACAACAGGATCTACAGCAAAGTTAAGTTTAATTACCTCACAAAGGGAATTACTACAAACATATGGCAATCCTTCCTTCCGTAAAGTTGGTGGTACATTAGTACACGGCGATAATATGAATGATTATGGGTTATTAGCAACTCATAGTTATTTAGGCCTTGCTAATCGTGCATACGTTCTTCGAGCAGCTGTTGATGTATCAGAACTCGAAGCCGCAGGTACAGCACCAACTGGCTCTGCTGTTAATGGTACATACTGGTTAGATCTAACATCGTCAATGATGGGTGTTTTTACTTACAATGCGTCAACTGCTACATGGGTAGTAGCCACCGTAAGTGAGATAAGCGCCGCTACTGATTATGATTCAGGCACCGGTGCACCTCTTAACAGTGTAGGTTTGGATGGAAATTTTGCATGGGTAGCCGTAGCAGGCGGTAACTCACATAATAGAGTCTGGCAAAAAGTTGGCGGCGTATGGTATCATTTAGGTACAAATACGTGGGCAACAGCGGCCAGTAAAGATTTTCAATTCGCGGCACATACCGCAGTACCGACTTTAAAGTCGACTGCTGCCGCATTAGCAACAGGTGACGTTTGGATTAAAACAACGTCATACAATAGTGGTACAGCGCTTAAAGTAAAACTTTATGATTCAACTGCAAAAACATGGACAACAATTACTAGTCCAGTATTAGCAAGTACAACGGCAGCCTGGACAAACTACACAACTCCAGTAACTGGTAACATTTTTGTCAAATACAATCATGAACAGGGCGCACATACATTAAATGTTGCATCTCATCAACTTTTGAGATTCAACGGTAGTGCAACCTTGGCAGTAACCGGTACAGTAACAAGTCCCTCATTAACTGCAACACATACAATAGTAGTTAATGGTACAACTATTACATATACAGCAACATCAGATACAGCAGTTATTAGAACAGCTGCATTGATTAACTCAGCAGGTATTACAAATATTACTGCAAGTGTATCAAGTAATAAGATTGTTATTACAAACACAGCAGGTAAAGATATTACACTTGCCGCAGGTTCAGGTACAATGCTTGCAGACTTAGGTCTTACAGCAGCTACATCAAGTAATTGGGTAGCATTAAGTTATGAGCCAAATACAGTAACACCAACAGGCACAGCAGTAAATGGTACATTATGGTATGATAGTCGTAATACTACAGTTGATATGTTAGAAACATATGATAACAGTGGTACTACAGCATGGCGTACATTTAGTGGTACAATGACAGCAGCTGCATCAAAGCCTGGTTCACCAGCAAGTGGTGATGTATGGTTAGATACAGTAGCAGTAGCTGCATATCCTTCATTGTACAAGTGGAATGGTACATCATCAACATGGGATGCAGTTGATAACACAGATCAAACAAGTAACCAAGGTATTGTCTTTGGTAACTTCCGTGCTACATCATCAAGTGCATTAGAAACTGTTACAACAATAAGCCCAAATCCAGCAACATACCCAGTAGGTACTTTGGGTTGGAATTTTATGGCATCAGGTTATGATGTTAAGAAATATAACTCAACAGCCGTTAAATGGTATAATGAGTCAGGACTTAAAACAGATGGTTCACCTTATATGGGTCGATTTGCACAGAAGAAAATTATTACCACTTCAATGGCAGCTGCATTATCAGCCAGTGAAGAAATTCGAGCAGAAACTCGTTTCTTTAATTTAATTTGTGCACCTGGTTTCCCAGAACTAATTGATGAAATGAAGACACTTAATGTTGATCGTAAGGAAACAGCATTTGTTATTGGTGATACACCATTTAAGTTATCATCAGATGCTACATCTATTAAGAATTGGGCATCAAATACCGCTGTCGTTGATGAAAACGGCGAAAATGGTCTTGTATCAGCCGGTTTTGATATTGGTGTATGGTATCCAGGCGGTTGCATGACAACTAACGTAACAGGCGATAGTGTTGTACAACCGGCATCGCACATTGTACTACGTACAATGGGTTACAATGACCAGGTAGCATACGAATGGTTTGCACCAGCTGGTTATAATCGTGGACTAGTAAACAACGCTACAAGTGTTGGTTACATTGATGGTGAAGGCGAATATAATGCAGTGGTACTAAATCAAGGTCAACGTGATGTACTTTATTTAAATAAAATAAACCCAATTGCACACATGCCTAATAGAGGCTTGGTTGTTTGGGGACAGAAGACATTACATACTATTACAAGCGCATTAGACCGCGTTAATGTTGCACGTTTGGTTGCATTTTTACGTAGACGGTTTGACGATATGTCACAACCGTTCTTATTTGAACCAAATGATGAATTTACACGAAGTCAAGTACTTTCAGTTTTTAATCAGTTCTGTGGAGATATGGTTACTAAACGAGCATTGTATGATTTCTTAGTTGTGTGTGATGATAGTAATAACACACCAACTCGTATTGATCGAAATGAACTTTGGGTAGATGTAGCAATTCAGCCTGTTAAAGCAGTTGAATTTATCTACATTCCAATTCGTGTGAGAAATACAGGAGAGTCCTTGACTATAGCAGGATAAGGATTTTTCATTAAAACCCGAGTGAATGGGGGTATAAGCCCCCACTCATTCTTGGGTTGGATTAGATAAATATTATAAAGAAGGGAGACATGAATTATGACCAAATTTGGTATTGATATATCAGGCGATGATGCTAGAGGAATTCTACAGCCTAAGTTAAAATATAAGTATAGGGTTCAGTTTAGTGATATGGGTGGTATTGCCGGCGTACGTGAATTTACTCGTAATGTCGTTACATGTGATCGTCCTAAGATTTCTTATGAAGAAGTACCAGTACATTCGTATAATTCACGTGTTTATCTAGCAGGTAAACATGAGTGGACTATGCTCAATGCAGTATTTCGTGATGATGTACAGAACAATATTGTAGGATTAGTTGGTAGGCAAATTCAAAGACAAGTTGATCATCATCTACAAACTTCAGCATTAAGTGGAATTGATTATAAATTTGAAATGACTGTTGCTATTTTAACAGGTGCTCAAGGTGGAGCAACTACAGAATTGGATAAATGGCATCTTGAAGGTTGTTTTATTCAAAATGTTGATTATGACCAAGGTGATTATGCCGCAAGTGATCCTGTAATAGTAACATTACAAATTCGTTTTGATAATGCATTACATTTTGCAGGTGGTAGCACATTAATGGCTGGCACTACAACGCAATCATCATAATAGAGTAGTACACATATGGCAAGGTACATTCAAAATGCACATATGGGCGAAGTTGGCCCAGATGAATATAAAGATTTTAGAACTGTATTTCACGGGGCGTCCGAGGCGCCCCGTGTTCACGGTATGCTTGGCGATACGCTTGATAAGTTACCGCGATTTAAAAATCATTATTTTGTTGCCTTTCATTATACAGACTTAGGTCCAACTAATGCAAATCCTAAATCCTTAATAGATGTAATGCACAGAATTAAGAGTGTTGATGCACCAAAGTTTGATATTGATACTGAAACACTTAATCAATATAATAAACCACGAATTGTTCCACTTAGAATAAACTATCAACCTATTACGATTACATTTCATGATGATAAATCTAATTATACAACTGATTTTTGGAGACGAATATATCAATTTTATTTTCTCAATGGGCAACGACTAAGCAACAGTCAGTATAGTACACGTGATTCAGATGTAGTTATTGACAACGGCGCAACTATACACAAACAATATAATGATTATGGTTATTATATAGGTAATAAAGAAAATAAAAAGAATTTATTTTATCATATGTCGTTATATATGCTTCAAAATGGTATGTGTACTCGTATGGATCTTGTTAATCCTCAGCTACAATCAATGCAACATGATCTATTTTCACAAGATATGTCAGGTGAATTAGCACAGAATACTACAATTTGGGGTTATGAAAATGTTGTTTATTATAGTTCTAAAGCTATAGATGCTGAACAAACGTTAGGAGCCCATGGGTTTCATAGCGGAAATTCCACGATATTTCAACCTGCTCCAGGACATTATGACGAAGAGACTGGCAAGACTGTGTATCGTGAAACGTATACTACTACAGCAACTGGTGAAAGTACAGCACCAAAAGGTAATAGTGGCGGCTTTGAAGATGATTTCGGAGATGATATGGGTGCTGAAGATGTTGAGTTTAAAACAGTGTTTGATTACTCAACAAGTGCCCAGCCTAAATATGTGATGGCAACAAAAACACCAGAAGTTGGTTTTATGCCTAAAAGTGG